GATGTGTTCTTGCTCGTGTACTTTGGTGCCATGGTTTAATTCCTTCTTTCTTTCTTTTTAGAATCAATTCTGTTGATTCATTCAAGCCTATCAATGTTTTATCTGATTTGGTAGGCTTGAATGAATCAGCTTTAAGGCTGATTCAATGGGCGCCACATTGTGAATTCTCACCCACAATGCAGCCACGTTTTTGCTGTTTGCAGATGTCACAATTTCCGGGGCATTTCCAAACATTCTCTTTCCAGTCCATTCCATGCATGATGCAAACGAATGTCGGGAAGTTGTAAGGATTCAGTATTGGAAGTTCAAACCAATTTCCATTGCTGTCTTGCGCATTCCATACGCTAAACATGATGGAAAAGTTCGCGGGGATTGCCGTTTCACGGTTTCCGCCATGTTCGCGAACATATCGATTCACGATGCCATAATGTTTGGTATAGGTCCATGCGGTGAAATCCGGATGGGCTTTCACAAGCTCGATCATTCTACAGAAATAGTCATAATCGGGAATGTCACCGGATACGTGAAACCTAATGTATTTGTTCTTGCGTCTTCTGCTCATCGTGACGTGAATGCGCTGGAAGAATTCGTCGCGGTCCATTTCAAGAATGGCTGCATTTCTTGCCCTTGCATCGAGGCAAGAATCAAACCTAAGATTCTTGATCTCATAGCAGATTTTCTTGCACTCGTTGCAATTGTGGCAGTAAAGCAATGCAGGAATTGAGATGTTCAGGCATTTACCAATCTTTGTATTACCTTGTGAGATTGAAAGCTTTATGTCTTTCACATTCATTTCCCGATACATTGCGATCTTCTCAAGTATCCTCTGCTCGTATTTGGTAATGGTCTCGTTGCTATACATAGTTGTCTTAGCATGCATCTTATGATATAATGCATGCGCTCCTTCCTTCTTATTCGTTGGGGAATGGTTGCATGCCATGAGGTAATTCGCACTTACTTCATGGCCTTTTGTGTCTCGAGGACACATCAATAGATACATGTTGCTATACCTATTGATGTATCCTCGCGGATACATCAGAAGGAAAGAAGAAGGATAATGTGCTACGCGTGTGTGTGTATGTAGTTGTCAAGGTTCGGGCTTTTTAACAGAAGCCTTCAGAAACTAAGCTTACCATCTGATGAGTGGTGCATTGCTGCTTTCCTCATCGGATGGCCATAGTATAGCACCAAGAAATCTTGGTGTCAATAGGTTTCAATAAATTTCTTCACAAAGATTTCTTGGTGTGTTTTTGGTGTGTTTTTCTAGCTATTATTAGAAATAATGGCACACAAAGATATTGTGGTGTTGGCTGGACTTTGACAAATGCTTAACGAACAGGTGTTATTGCTCCGCTCTCGCGCGTGTCCAGGTGTGGGGGAGGAGATCGTTACAACAGCATAATTATACTCTCATAATGGTTATGATATCATAATGATTATGAGAGTATAATTATATAGTCATAATGAAATGCTGTGGTCCAGGTGCTGACTGCTGATGTGTTGCCCCGTCTGTTGACTTGCTGTCTGTTCTTCCTGCTATTGTTAGGATTCATGCGGGATTATTACCCACTACATACGGATCATAGATATTATGATCCCCAATAAATAGCAGTAGCACCCACACACACGCCCCCCGAGGACAGCAGGAAAAAAGAAGAGGCCCGCCCCGCCCCACTCCCGCCCAGGTGGCAGGGGGAGGGGCTGCACGACCCCCGGGGGGCGGTTTCTGTACACGGTCCGCGCTGGGTGGGGGCGCGGTATATATATACCTCCCCTCCCCGATCCTCCGCGGTAGGGGATTAAATTTAAAATATTAAATTCTAGAAAAGGAGTGATGTTAATGGCTGGGCCTATAACCACGGGGTACACGTACAACGTTACGCCCCAACAGGCAAGGGCAGCTCGTGCACTGGCGCTCGGCTTCGGCGAGGATAGAGCTGCCATGGAAGTCCAGAACTGTCTGGACGAGAACAAACAGGTAGATAAAAAGAAGCTGAATTCCGCAAAGCGCAAACTGCGGAAGTGGATCAATGAAGATCCAAAATTCCAAAACGTGTATGCAGCGATCATCAAGGAGATTGCGCTGGACGGTGTCGGTAGAGCAAACAGGACGATCATGAAGCAGATGGATAGTGAGAATCCCTGGATTGCCCAGAACGCCAGCAGAGACTTCCTTAACCGCTACACGGGTCTCGTCCTTCCGGAAATCAATCAGGAGACTGTCATCAGGATCGAGGGCATGCCAGAACTGGGTTCTCCCGACAGTGTGACGGAATAAATGGCAGTAGTTATTCAGTACAAGCCCACACCGAAGCAAGCCATTTTTCATGCATCCAAAGCGCATGAAATCTTATACGGTGGAGCTGCGGGTGGAGGGAAAACGAAGGCAATGATCATGGATGCCTTCTTCCGGTGCATAAAGTATCCGAACACTACAGCAGCGATTTTCCGACGGACATACAGAGAATTGGAGGACACGGATATCAAGGAAGCACGGGCTTCCTATCCGAAAGAGTTTGCCAAATACAATGCAGGAAACCATGAATTCCGCTTGAAGAATGGGAGTGTTATCCTGTTCCGGCACTGCGAGAACGAAGCGGACAGATTCAACTATTCCGGCATTGAGATACAGTTCCTGTACTTTGACGAATTGACTGCGTTTGAGCAGACAATTTACGAGTTCCTCAAGACTCGTATGCGTGCGAAGAAGGAACTGGGTGTGGTACCCATCGTGCGGTCCGCAAGCAACCCTGGCAACATTGGACACACCTGGGTTAAGAGCTATTTCGTGGACGCAGCACCTTACATGGAAATCAGAGAAAAGCGGTACTATTCTGACGTACTGCATCAGGAAGTGGTTACAACCACGCAGTACATCCCCTCGAAGGCAATGGAGAACCCGTACATCACGAACGACTACATTGTCCAGCTTGAGCAGAAACCGGAAGCATTGCGCAAGGCACTGCTGAACGGTGACTGGGACGCATTCGAGGGCCAGGTATTCAGCGAGTGGGCTGACAAGCCTGAGCACTACGGTGATAAGTTGTACACGCATGTCATAGCGCCTTTCCCAATTCCGCTGGAATGGCCTCGTTCCATGTCGTTCGACCATGGCTACAGCCGACCGTTTTCTGTCGGGTGGTGGGCAACCGATCCGGAAGGACGGATTTACCGCTACCGCGAGTGGTATGGCTGTAAGACTGGTCAGGCAAACGTTGGCCTGGAGATCACTCCGCATCAGATTGCCATGGGCATTCTGGAGCGCGAGGAAGAGGAGAGACGTAACAATTTAAGAGTAGACAGAGTTGCGGATCCTGCAATCTTTGACAAGAGCAGAGGCGATTCTGTTGCCGATCAGATGGCACCCACGAATATGAGCGAGGGTGTCATTTTTCATAAGGGCGATAACACGCGGATAGCGGGACTCATGCAAGTGCATGAGCGACTGCGGATCAGATCTGACGGAAAACCCATGCTGTACGTATTCGATACATGCAAGGACTTCATTCGGACCGTGCCAACACTTCCGTATTCCATGAAGAAACCGGAGGACGTTGACAGTGACGCAGAAGATCATATCTATGACGAAATGCGCTATCGCTGCATGGACACGCCCCTGATACCGAAACTTACCCGCACGGGACGAGTGAGAGAGTATGACCCGTACAGGAGATATGAGGATGAAGAAAATTATGGACGAGGAATTTACTATCGTTGATCAGGAGGTCAGCGATGAAGACAAAGAGCTGATAGACCTGGTATACAAGAGGGTCGAGATATTCGAAGCTGCCACCAGGGATTATCGGAATGATGCCCGTATCGCCAGAGAGATCATGCGCTTGAACGATCCCTATCAGGACACTGCGCAGGAACGCGAGAAGGGCGAGAAGACGCTTCAGCTCCAGACGCTGAAGAGTACGATTGATAACTGTGTTGCCGACCAGCTGCAGAACATTCCGGAGCCAAAGTTCCTGCCGGAACTTCCGGAATTGGAACAGGCTGCGCTCGACTTGCAGGATACCATGCGTTATGTATTGTTTGGCCTGAATAAATTTGAAAAGGTCCACCGGAAGCGATCGTATGATTTCTACACGGTCGGTACGGCGGTAACGCAGATTGTCTGGGACGAGAACATGAGCCTTGGCAAGGGCGATATCGCGGTATTCCGCTGGCCTGTGGAGGCTTTCCTGTGGGACCCCACAGCAGAGGATATACAGGACAGCCGTGCAGTTATTAAGGTTTCATGGCACCCGCTGTCCTGGTACAGAGCACACTATCCGGAAAACGGCAAGTACGTCAAGGCTGACGAGAACATGTACAACGATGTTGGCGTGCCTGACTCTCAGCGGAATCTCGGGGATATGGATGAACCCCGTGCAGCGCTGTTCGAGTACTGGTACCGCGAGTTCAATGCTTCGACCAATCGTTATACGATCAACGTGGCATATGTGGCTGGCGGTGCACTGCTTGCGCACGATAAGGATGTGTACGTCCACGGCAAATACCCGTTTGTTGTTGATGTCATGAACGATATTGAGGGTCAGCCTACTGGTGATGGACTTGTAGCCGAGTTCATCAACATGCAGCGGTATATCAACAAGTATGCGAGGTACATCGATACGAATCTGCGGATGTCAAGCAAGGCGCGTATGCTGGAGCGGCGTGGCAGTGGTATTGATACAAAGGCCATGGCAGACTGGTCGTCTGATTTCATTGAAGGTGACCGGATCATCCGTGGTGAAGACTGGGACTGGCTTGCGCCCCCGCCTATGAACAATATGGTTGTTCAGCAGATGGAGAACATGAAGAATGCCCTGAAGCAGGACTCCGGCATGAACTCTTTCAGTCGTGGCGAGTCTTCCGGTGGCATCGTTTCCGGTAAAGCCATTCTGGCCTTGCAGGAAGCTGGTAACAAGATTGCCAACATGAACATGGTCGTGCTGAACCAGGGTACGCAGGAAATCGCTGAACAGTGCGTGTGGCTGATGGCACAGTTCTATAACAAGGAGCGCATGGTTCTGCTTACGGGAAACACGGGCGAGCATAGACAGGCTGCTGTCAGCGCCAAGCATTTCTTCGGCGATGCGTATAAAAAGATTAAGGATGGCACAATGCCCCCGCCTTACTTTGTACAGATCGAGATCAGCCGTAGGAATCCTGCCAGGATCGATGCGATGAACGAGATGTTCATGCAAGCCTACACCATGGCAGCACAGGCACAGCAGTATTTCCCGCTGTCGGCGCTGTTCAGAATCATGAACATTGACGGCAAGGACAGGCTGCTCCCGATCATCGAGGCGAACGAGGCACGTCAGAATCAGATGCAGCAGATGCAGCAGACCATTGAACAGATGGGCCAGCAGATCGAGCAGATGCAGAAAGAGAATGACAATTTGAAGTCTACTGCCATGCAAGCCACAAATGCCATGGCTAACATTGGTGCAAACAGAGGTGGCGGGTTCACGGGAATGCAGAATCCAAACGGCAATCCCGAAACTATTAATGATGCCGTGATGAGAGCACGGCAGAATGTTGTTAACAGAGAAGCATCGATGTCCGGTATGGGCGGTTGATGTTTTTCATAAATTCATCAGGCTGCGTTTTCACAGGCTGATGTCAAGATCAAAGGAGAATGTATGGATAACTTGGAAACTGCGGTCGAAAATATTCTTTCTGGTAGCGAACAGGCCGACGCTGTTCAGGACCAGGATGAGGGCGAAAGCCTATCCTCTATAGTCGAAGAAACGCCTTCCCAGGAACCCGTTGATGATTCCGTCCCTCCCAAAAAGGAGCCGGGATGGATCAAGGGCCGAATCAATAAGGCGGTTCAGAAAGCTGTCGAGGAAACAGAAGCCCGTATTACAGCACAGTATGAGCAGAAGCTGGCTCCGATCTATGAGTCCATGATCGACCGTGAAGCGCAAATGCTCGTAGATTCTGGTGACATGAAGAGCCTTGACATGGCAAAGGAATATGTTCGGATGAAGAACAATCTTCCGGCACCTACTGTCGAGAATCCTCCCAAGGATAATAAGGACCAGAATCGTGATTCCCAGGGACGCTTTGCCAAGTCCGATGAGGATGATCCTGTTATATCTGCACGGGCAGACATTTTGGCGAAACAGGCAAAAAAGATCAAGGCCAATAGGGGTGTGGACGTAATGGAAGCATTCCGAAGTGACCCTGATGTAAAGAACAAAGTCCTTTCCGGTGAATGGGATTTCTACGATGTTGCCGAATCTCTTGGCAATCAGAAACACGTTTCGCCCTCCACGCGTTCCGTGAACGGTGGCGGGATCAGTGGTGTATCCGTAGCTAACATGACTTCAGAGCAGTTCCAGAAACTGCGCGAGAACCTTGCAGCCGGAAGGAGGTACGACTTGAGAAAATAATTAGGAGGCTATAATGGCTGTTTTTGATAACCTTAACTATTCTTATTCCCCCGGAGTTGCCCCTGCGGTAACCGAATTCTTTGAGAAGGACCTGCTTGAGAACCTCAAGCCTGAAATGGTCCATTCCCGTGACGGACAGAAGCGCAGCCTTCCCGCTCACAACGGTAAGTACACTGTCTTCCGCAGATTCACTCCGTTTGGTGCTATCACTACCCCGCTGGCTGAAGGCGTAACTCCTGAGGGCCAGAAGCTTGAGCAGACCGCGTTCCGCGCGATGGTCAAGCCCTACGGCGGTCACGTTGAAATCACCGATGAGTTCAACCTGTATCTGCTGGATGATATGACTCTGGAGACTTCCAAGCTGCTCCGCGATCAGGCTGCTCTGTCCCTGGACACCATCTCCCGTAATGCCCTGCATTCCGGCATGAACGTCCAGTACCCTGACGGTAAGACCGCTCGTGGCGAGATCACCCGCACGGACGTGCTGACTCCGCTCATGATCAAGAAGGCCGTCCGGAACCTGAAGCGCAAGAACGTTCGCCCGTTCAGCGATGGTTTCTATCATGCTATTGTGCATCCGGACACCATCTATGACCTGACTGCTGATAAGGTGCACTGGATTGATGTTGCCACCTACCAGGATAAGGGTCGGATCGAGAAGTACGAGCTTGGCACCATGTACGATGTCAAGTTCTTCGAGTCCACCAATGCCATGGTGTTCCAGCCTCAGGACTACATCATTGACGGCACTAACCAGAACTATGGCACTATCGCCGAGATTGCTGCTTCTGCAAAGGTCGATGCCGAGAATAAGCGCATGGCTTATGCCGTAGACATCACCGAGGATCAGGGCCGTGCTCTGACTGGTCTGCTTGTCAATGTCAGCGCCACTGACGGTGGAGAGACCAAGGTCACTCCGATGTGCATCGAGCGCGTGGACGTCAAGAACAAGTTCGTGTATTTCCGGTGGATGCCTGAAAAGGCCGTCACTGATACCTGGACCACTGCCAATGGCACGAAGATCGTACCCTATGGTGCTGGTGCTGGTGATGTTGATGTGTACTCCACTCTGATTTATGGCGAGAACGCCTTCGGTACCATTGAGTTCAATGGCAACGGTAAGAATGTCGAGGTCTATGTGGACGCTCCTGGTTCTTCCGGTGCTCTGGATCCTCTGCATCAGCGTGGATCTATTGCGTGGAAGGTCAAGGGCTTCACTACCGTTATCCTTCAGGATGACTTCATCGTCCGTCTGGAGCACGGTGCTTCTGAGTAACTGACATAAAGCCGGGTAGAGTAATCTCTGCCCGGCTTTTTATAAAGGAGAATGCAAAATGAAAAGTATTACTGTAACTACTCCCGTTGAAAAGAAGGAAGAGGAACAGCGTGTGCGCGTGTATCTTCCGAGACTTGAAGACGATGGGAGTGGACTGAAAGTAGACCAGTATGAGCATGTTACCATTAATGGGCGTACCACACTGGTTAAGCGTGGTGAATATGTGGATGTAACTATTCCCGTGTTCATTCAGCTTAAGAATAAATTCCCGAATCTGTAATTGATCGAGGTGGGAATATGTTTTTAATAGAGATTAAAGATCGTGTCATGTTCCAGACGAATAATGATGTAGATGATCTTCCTGATTTCATGCCCTACCTTCTGGGCTACATCAATGATGGATATGATAAGATGGCATACGCCTACGCGGAACGGCATCTGTCCGATAGTGACGAAACATACTTCCCATTGAAGGATGATCACGATATTCCTGCTGTTCCGCTTCGATATCATTCTGCATTGGCTGACTGGGCTACTTGGCTTGTTTATCGTAATGGCAACCCGCAGAAGCAGAACCGTGGCATGGCCTTCCGCGCATCCTTTGAGGAGGCGCTTGCAGCAATACGCAACGAGGGCGGTGCTGACGGAAAGCCCAGGCATTTTATCAACATTCCGAGGTAACCTATGGCGAACATATCATTTAATCAATATGATGCCACCATTCAGTACGCGACATTTACAGGTCTGATGCAGTACGGTGGCGGGATTAATATGGACTTGCGTTACGCCACCGATGAAAA